GGTGGAATCCATTCGTACCGTAGGATCCACCGCTGAAGGCTTTGGGTTGCCAGATGCCGTTGTCGTCGAACTCACCGAAGCTGGTGGGGTCTAACGCTTGGCCGTCGATGAAGTGGATGTCGGCGAGGTAGCCGGCCCAATAAGCGTTTGCTGTCTCAGATAGTGCCCCAAGATTGTGCTGTTGATTTATGTTGATTGCGTAATCAGTGTTTTGGCTCGGAGTAAACGTAGTCGTACCAATGGCCTGCTGCTCGCCGTTAACATAGATTTTGATTCGGTTTGATGATGTCGCCTGTGTTGTGTCAAACGCAACAACGATGTGATACCAAGCACTGAAATCTCTAAAGACAGCAGAAGTTGCATAGCCGCCAATACCGAAATTATCGACAGCAAGCGAACCGCTTGCAAACCCAATCGCTAAGCGTCCATTTGTCGTAGCACTTGTGCCACCAGAAAATAGCGAAACAAACCCGAAGTATTCAGTGAAACCAGCGGCTCGCTTCACCCACCCCGCCCAGGTCCACGTCTTGCGGTTGCCGGCTGATGCGGGGGTTCTGGACAAGTAGGCACTGTCGCTACTGTTGAATCTCAGTGAACGTGAGATGGCGTACCCACCACCACCTTCCTGCCCCAGCAGCAGGCTGTTGTTCAAGGCGCTCATTTCACGTCACCGATAAAGCGGACCGCAATGCGAGTCGTTGACTCAACGTGATAGGCCAATAAATCCACAGCGTTGGCCGTTGTGGTGAGCGTCGGTGCCGTGCCCCCTGGGAATTTGAAGACACTGTTGTAGGCAAGCGTTCTGGAGCCGGTGCTGTCCTGGACCACACGGATCACACCGCTCTGACCAGCGACAACATTCGTCGGGGCACCAAGAGTGCGGTTGCCACCGAGGGTGACCTGGAACTGGTTGCCGAGGCTCAGGTCAGTGGCGATGGTTGCTGCATCGGTGAGCGTGACGTAGGCACCGCGTTGGGCTGCGGTGAAGGTCTGTGCAACGTCAGTCTTGGCCGTGTCGGCGTCATAGCTCTGCACCGTGGTGCCGATGGCGCCGCTGCTCAGCAGGTTGTCCACCGTCACCGTTTGGGTGCTGGTGACAATCGAATCAACTTTGACGGATCCGTAAGCCATGGCTCAGATGCTTGCGATAGTCCAAATGGCGCCAGCAGGCACCGTCACGCTGTAACCAGCGGCTACTTCAACGCTGTAAAGCGACAGCCCATGACGGCTCGCGCCAAGCGTCACGTCCTGCGACACCACATAAGCCGGCTCAAGGATCGGGCCTGTTGCACCGCCACCGCCGCCGGACAACTCCACGATGCTCGCGGTGCCGTTGTCCTTCTTGGTGTAGAGCTTGCCGTCGTAGGTGTTGAGCGCCAGCTCACCGAGCTGCAAATCACCTATAGCAGGAACTTTTCCTGCGACGGCAGAGCGCCGAAGCTTGATCGTGTTGGCCATGTGGCGTCCTTAGATGGCTATGAAGCCGGACGCTCTAGCTTTCCGGGCAGATCAATACGAACCGCCGTCGATCTCGCTGCTGGGGCTGAGGTAGTCGGTGCCGGCTATAGCTGCAGTGAAGGCGCTGGTGCCGTTGCCCTTGACCAGGCCCGTCAGCGTGGTGGCGCCGGTGCCGCCGTAAGCCACGCCAACCGTGGTGGCGTTCCAAGTGCCGCTGGTCAGCGTGCCAACCGAAGTCAGGCTGGAGCCGGTAACACCACTGCCCAGCGCACTACCAGAGAGCACCGTGGTGCCATTGACGCGATAGACCTTGCCGCTGGCTAGGTCAATGTCTTCGCTGGAAGTCCAGCTGTCGGTGGCATTGATCCAGTTGAAGGTCTTGTCAGTCGCACCCTTGAGGGTGATGCCACCACCATCGGCTGTGGAATCCGTGGGCGTAGCTACGTCGCCCAGGATGATGTTCTTGTCATCAACAGCGATCACGGTGCTGTTGATTGTGGTGGTGGTGCCGTTGACGGTCAGATCACCGCTGATCGTCAGGTTGCTGGTGACGGTGCCGCCGCTGATTGGCAGGTAGCTGCTGCTGAGATCGGGGATGTCCCCGGCCACCAGTGCCCGAAACGCGGGTGCTGCAGCGGATCCTGTGGTGGGACCAGCCCAGACGTAGTTCGCGCTCTGTGTAGCCAGCGTGCCGGTCAGCGTGCCGCTGGTGGTGACCGGTGAACCCGACACCGAGAAGATGTTGGGCAGGCTCAGGCCAACGCTGGTGACGGTGCCAACGCCAAAGCCGGCGATGGCGGCCTGCACGAAGGCTGTCGTGGCGACCTTGGTGCTGTTGTCATTGCTGGCCTGCGTTGCAGCCGTAGCAACCGCACCAGTCAGATTGACGCTGCCGGTGAAGGTCTTGTTGCCGCTGATGGTTTGAGCGGTGCTCAGCGTGGTGTAAGCGCCAGAGCCACCGATGGCGATGATGCTGGTGGCGCTGCCACCCGCACCACCAGTGCCGGTGCCGTAGTAGAGAACAGCACTGCCTTCAGCAAACGCGACTTCCGCATTGGCCAAGCTCGCGGGTGCGCTGCTCCCCGTAGAGCGCTTGATGCGGATGGTGTTAGCCACGGCTATCGACGAAGAGCTGCTTTACACCAAGGTTTCCGGTCAGAAGTTGCCACCATCGGTAAGTGTGATCACCGTGTTGATGTCATCGCCCTTCCAGGTGCTGCTCACCGCGTCGTAATACAGCACGCTGTTCGCCACCTTTGCAGTGGTGTTCACATCAGTGAGATCAGCCAACGCATAGGGCGGTGCCTCTGGACCTTGCGGGCCAGCGGTTTGCACCTCCACCAGCAGCGGCTGCGCAGCAGTGGTGATCTCAATGACCTGCTCTGCGACCTCGGTGACGATGACCTGGCCGGTGCTAATCACCTCAACGCTGTTAGCCATGATCAGCTCGGTGCGGTGTAGCCCTCAGACGGGCGGACGATGCCTTCCAGGTAATACTCGCGCAAGCCTGCTGCATTGATCAGCATCACGTCGTAGCGGCATTCATCCGGCAGGGTTGCTGTGACGCTGTACGGCAGCGTCAGCTTGACCGAGCCGATGCTGGCATTCAGCGTCGTGACCGTGAAGTCGCCGTATTTGGTGACGCGATCCTTGCTCCACACCTGTGCCAGCACCGTCCAGCCGGTGATGTTGATGCCGTCGCCGTCTGAATCCTTGAACTGCACCTGCAGCGGAAAATCCGCCCGTCGCTGGGGCCGGATGTTGTAGCTCGCCGGGGTGATCGCCATACCCAAGGTTTCCGGTCAGCTCAGCCGGCGTAGGTGTCGGGATTGGTCGTGATGTCCACGCGCATCTGCGATCTGGGCCCCACACCACGGGGCACGTTGATCGTCACCGCATTGCTGCCGGGATAGCTCCAAAGCAGGCGGCCGGCCACTTCTTGCAGGCTGGCATCGCCGCTCCAATCCACCAGATACAGCGTCCAGCGGCTGAACGCCTGTTCCTTTTGGTATTGGCGCACCGGCACCAGCTCTGGCTCGCGCACAATCACCACCTCCAGGCCGGTGACGGTGGTGCCAGGCGGCAGGCTCTCACCCGGTGCCCGCACTGAGATGGCCGGGGTGGTGGCGCTATTGGCAAGGGTGTACGTGCCGAGCTGATCCACCAGCGTGGTCTCGATGGCGGTGCGAAGGCTCAGCAAGTCCATTACCTAGTCTTCCGCCGAAAGCAGCAAGCAGCCTGCCTCGATCCAGCCGAAACCAGGGCGAGCGGGGACTAGCAGCCGGTGCGTCAACAGTGGCCGATCTAGATCGCGCAGCAGGACGCTGCCGCTGATCTGCCCCTTGACCAGCACCAATCCGCCACGGATGCCGGTCGCTTCCCACACCGGCGCCAACACCCACACGGCGTCGTCATCGGAATGCAGCGCTCGTACTTCCGGCATTCGCGTGCCGTCTGCGGCGCTGGCCAGCACTTCGTTCCAGCAGGACACCAATAGGGGCGGTGCCTTGTCGTCGTGCCTGAGCGCCAGGGCAACCGCAGCCACCTCAGCGCTGAGACGCCGCTCGGCCTTCTGCTCCGTGGCAAACAACTGGAAGTCCTGCAGCGAGAAGGGTTTGCCCTTCTTGGGGTCGCGGTTGATGTTGGCCAGCAGCGCTGCAAGCTGAGCCACCGGCATTTCCTGCAGTTGCGCTTGCTCGCGGCGAATCCGCTGCAGCTCACGCCATGCCTGCAGCACCGTTTGCCGCAGTTCCCTCGCGTAGGTGGTGCGGTGGAACTGGCCGGGATAACTATGCGCTAGGTCGTAGAAGATCGCTTGCCAGTCCGTTTCGCTGCGGCGCCATCCGCCGCTGGCGGCTTTCCCAGCTCCTCCTCGGTCGGTGGTTCACTGGGCATCGCTTCTGCATCGACTTCTTGTTGGGCCAGCTGCCAGATCGCGTTGAACAGGGCGCGGTGCATCTGGCGGGTGTCAGCAACGGACCAGTCCGGCAGGCTGCAACGGCAGCGGATCAAAGCGGTGACGGTCGCTTCCATGTTGCGCTGACCGGCCGCTGCATAGACCTGCGCCACCTCCTGGATCAAGGCCGCGTGCTTGGTGCGGATTGCCTCGGCCCGCTCCTCTAGCTGCCTGCCGCTGATGGCACCCTCAATAATGTTGAACGCCTCAGAGATGCTGATCGCTTCGGCCTTGGCAATCGCATCGGCGATCTGGGCACCTTTGACAAAACTGCTCTGCTCATTGGCCAGCAGCTCTGCAATCACCGCCGACTCGCCAACCGTCAGACCGCCCAGCACGGGCATCTCCAGGATGCCACTCGCAGGTGTACCAAGCCGCTGGGTTGTGGGTGCCTCAGGCGCTTGAACAAAAGGCAGAGTTGGCATACGCGAAGCTGAGTTACTTAGAGGCTATTGCCTTGTTGATGATCTGCTGCTCTTTCTCACGGCGCAGCAGTGTTTGCCGGTTGGCATTCTGCACCTGCTTGACGCGGTTGATCAGCTGAGCGGTGGTGTTGTTCATGGCGCAAAACTGAGCCCTGAGAAGCCCAAGCTAGAGAGCTGTTGCCGGCAGTAGCTGATTCGGTCCCAATCCCAGCAGTAGTAGAGGGTGCCGGCTGAACTCTCGCCTTTGCTGACCTTGTAAC